TGAGTATGATCGGAAAAATAAGGGAAAGTCTGCTGGTTAACTCAAATTGAAGGAATTAAATGACTATCCCTAATATAGCTGATAATCTGAATAATTCATTTGTCGGGTTAGTGTTCATATCATTTGAGGCTTGTTGTCTACAAAGATAATGAATTGCAATTAATTATTTAGGAAAGCACTTACATATTTCTCACAAAATCCCGCTAACGGGAATCTCACTACCTCGTCCCGTCCATCGGGTGTGACGTATTGGAATAGGATTGTATCGGCTTTCACGTGGTAGTCAAACAAATTCACCTTTTCGCCCGTTCCCTCAATTTGTGCCTCGTTAGCCGTCATTGTGCCGATTATTCCGTCCATATCTTCGAGTTCGCATTTTCATCCGAATATGTATTGTCGGTTCTTTGTAAGGATAATTTCGACGGGCTTTGTTATGTCTGCCATATTAGGGGCAAACAGGTAAATAAATGTTTCGGGAAATATTTCGTCTTTGGGTTTTCCTACAAGCAGGACTATTCCCTCTGTTTGGCTCCATTTAACCGCCTTTTGAATTATCTGCTTATCCTCTCATGCGTCGGTCTTTCATTCTGTTTTAGGTTGTTTGTATCTGTTCATTTTAGCTAAAATTTGATTGTTATTTATCTTTATAAAGATAAGATTATTAGCGGAATAAACAAAATAAGAAAGTGACAAACTCTGCAAAAGGGTCTTATAGATTAACCTTTTTACAAAGTCTGTCACTCAATTTACAAATCAGTGTTGCCCGAAATATTTGTCAATTATTGCATATATTTTAGCCTCTAAGATTTTATCATTATCATCATAAACTATCTTATTGCCTTTTATAACTCCGAGTGATTCCAACTCTTTTAGAGCCTTTGGCCCGTTTATTTTTCCCTTTAGTCCGAAGAATATTAAATCAAGAGTTTTCATAAAATATTGAGCTTAATTTAATGCTGTAATATTTGTAAAATTCTTCCACTCATTTGCTTGTTTATATGCCTCAATGCTTTCCTTTGGTACCGTCAATATGGTATATGAATTTAATTCTGAGAAAGCATCAATGCCGCAAGTGGGTGGAATCATTGTACCAACCTTGACCGATTGCAGTTTAGAACAATGATAAAAGGCACTTGGTTCAATTGATTCTATTTGCGAGCAATTAGAGGCATCGAATGTCGTAAGATTTGCAAGTCCTCTGAAACCACCGCTACGATAATAGCGGTTATATCCGTTAGGACTGTGACCTACATAGATTTTTTCGTAACTGCCTTGAATGATTTTTAATTGCGATTCGTGTTCAAAGGACACTGTTATTAAAGCGGAACAACCCCAGAACGCTTCAGGTTCAATTACCTCAACACTTGCAGGAATTTCAATTGATGTCAATGCCGTGCATTTTGCAAATGCCCCATGCCCATAAAAATAGCCATCTGTATTTCTATTTTCAGAATAACCGCCGCTAATTTTTTTGAGATTGATTCCTTTCTCAAAAGTAATTTTTGCTAATGCCAAACACCCCTTGAATGCCGCCGCTTCAATCGTTTCTACGCTTGCTGGAATTTCAATAGAGGTTATAGGACAATCCGAGAAAGCACCATAATAATCAGAAGAATTAGAATAGCCACCACCGATAGTTTTCAGTTGAGAACCTTTCTCAAAGGTTACGGTTGCCAACTTGGAACACCCCTTGAATGCAGCAGCTTCAATCGTTTCTACGCTTGCAGGAATTTCAATGGAAATCAACGAAATGCAATCAGAAAATGCTCCGCCGTAATAAGAATAGTCATAGGTTGCTCCACATATCGTTTTTAAACTTGAGTTATTCTCGAATGTGACGGTCGTTAGAGCTGTGCAATTTTTAAACGCCGCTTCTTCAATGATTTCTACATTTGCGGGAATCTCAATGGAAGTTAATGCCGTGCAATTTGCAAATGCTCCATAATAATATTTCTCTCCATGGCTCAAAAAACCTTTTCCTCCGCATATTTTTGTCAGCATAGAACCTTTTGAAAAGGTAATGGTTGCTAATGATGAACAATTCATGAAAGCCGCTTTGTTTATCGCCTTTACACTCGCTGGGATGTTAATGGATTTTAATGGACACTCGTAAAATGCATATTCTCCTATCGTTTCCACATTTGAGGAAATTATTATCGACTTCAGTGAATTTTGATAAAATTCACTGTCGTTAATGATCGTTAATGTATGCGGTAATATAAGATTCTCAATGGTTTTCATTTTATAAAAAGCCTTTGTCGGAAGCTCTGTTAGGTTCACTTCTTCAAGATCGAGATTCTTTAGGTTTATCATATTCTGGATTGTCAAAAAATCCTCGGCATCTAATTCCCCTATTATTTTCATGGAAATAATAGATTCGGGATTTAATTCTTTATCAACCAGTACATCAGATAATCCTCCCTTTTGAACGACATGAACGGTTACATAAGATGCCGCTTTTTGATTGATGATGATTTTTTCTGAAAGGCTATATTCCGTATTTGTAAATAAAATCTCCGCACTTCGAGATTGATTAGGCGAATTAGTAGCTATTTTAAAATATTTTGTATGTGTCGAGATAGCCCGTGTCCATGTTTCTTTTATCCAATCTACATCAGATGGAATCGTTACTTGAAAATCAACATTGCTATTTATTTCCACCTTTATCGTTTCCCCATCACCTGAAACATCGTATTTATTTTGTGTCAGTACAATAGTAGGCTCTTCTCCCGCTTGATAAATAGTTATGGTTTCGGACAATCCGTCGCTAAAAACAGTAATCGTTCCTTCCCGCTTTTCAAAGTCTGTATTTTGGGCAACATCAAATGAAAGCATTGTTGTCTGAAGTGCGCGAGTTTCCTTGAGTGTTACCCAATCCTTGCAGTCTTTTCCTATTTCATATTCATAGTCGATATTGGCTTTGACTTCAACTATCGCAATTCCTCCATTGGAGTCCATTTCAATTTTGGACGATGTAACAGTCAAGGCATCCTTTTGTTTCTGCGTTACGACAAGTTTAGTCGAAACCGATCCACATGTAAAAGTAAACGTTGCATTTCGTTCATCTGGATCATTATTCTCTGTTACCTCGAAAGTGATTTGTTCGTTGTCTCCTCCACTCGTTTTAGATGCCGTACACCAAGATTCGCCGCCCGTCAGTTTCCATTGAGCATTTGTGGAAGTTCCGCTATAATTGAGATTAAGCCAAACAGTTTCCGATCCTCCCGTTGATTCAAAGGTCAATGCGTCGGGGGTCAGCCACATTCCTGTTACGGATGATTCTGGATTTGGGTTGGGGTTGTCTTCTGTTTCGCTTTTCGAGCAACTGCAAATCATCATTGCAGTAAGCACAAATAAAAATAATTTTTTCATAGTAAGATTATTTAAGTTGAACAAGTGTTTCAAGTCTTACCGTATCAACTCCTGTTGCGGTGGGTTATATGCAAAAAGAAAGTGTGGAGTTGTTCGCTTATCCACATAGAGGTTCTGACAAAACCTTGGTACAAATAAGCAAATCCCCACACTTGGCAGTATATATCGGGATGATATATAGCTACACAAATGAAGAGTGTCTGTCTTGCTTACTCCCGTACCTATTGAAACTGTCAGATTTCTATGTGAGAGTAAACGCGAAACACTTTCACGTTACTAATATGTTAGTTACCTATTCGGTAACGACACAAAGATAGAAAATGTTTCTAAAAGACAGAACACTCTATGGAAATTTGCTGCGCTTTTATTGTGCAAAGTTCTTGAAAACAAAGTTTCTATCCAATAGCAGGGAGTATGGAATCGAAACTTTGTTAGTTGTAAGTTGGGTTAATCGTCCCCGCAGATTTCTTGTATTACGCCGTCCATGTAAATCGCCTGTCCGCTCGTCAGCCGTCCCCACCAACGACACCCTAATTCGTCGATGATGATTTCGCCCTGCTCTTTCAGTCGTTCGGCCAGCCACGGAGTAACAAGCCACCATTCCAACACCTCGTCCCCGTTAAAGGGATAGATATATTCTTCGTCGATTTTTCCTGCTTGGATTAACTCCTCGATAACCGTGCTTTGTCCCCATAAAACATGGATGTCCGTAATCCGTTTGGCTCTCTCTTGTGTTTCGTACATAGCGATTAAGTTTTATTCTTCGGTTATTAGTAGTAATCCAACTTCATGTAATATCAATAATTCTATGCTGTTATGTGGTTTCGGGCATAAATAGGGGGTGGTCTGTTTTATGTGGAATCCTATTATATGTAATGGATAAAAATTCGGTTTTCCATCTGAAAAGGGGGAGGGGTGAAAAATAGGGATTGTCCGCTCGGTCGGGGTATCAAAGCAAAACGCCCCGACTATAAAATCGGAGCGTCTGAACGAAAGTATATTATGTGAGTAGAAAAGATTGTGAATGTAGCTTGTTTGCCTTTATCGGGTCTTGGGTGCATAACACTTTAACGAAATAAGCCAGCGACACGGATTCGGGAATCATCTTGCACCGTTCATTAAGGGCATAAGTAACCGACAGCGGATTATCGGCCGACAGATTCGTAATGTTGTATTTAGTAAGAATCCGATTCATTGCCCGTTCATTTCATTGTGGCGGATTCGTTCCCTTTGTCATGCAGAATCGGCATATTTCATTATAGACGGCGTGTGCCGTGTCTTTCTGCGGCGGGTTTATAAAGCAATCATCCGTTATTTCGTAGCCGTTCGGCAGGGCCTTAATCAGACCTAATCCGTTACTCTCTTTAATAAGAGCGGAAACCGTATTACGATTCATTCCGACAGCATCGGCAATCTGTCCGATATTTCAAAGGAGGATAGAATTCGTATTATTAAGACATATAGCCTTTAATAAGAGCAGAAAGCCCGCAATTTTCGGCGGGTGGCTCTTTGTAAAGAATCGGTTATCCACGAAATAGAAATCCGTTTGGGGATTGGCTATATAATAGGAATTACGGCGTTTGCATCCGTCGATTATGCGGGTTGTAACCTGCATTGCTCCGCACTCCTTTAATCGTTGGACAGACCGTTTGACGGTACGGATATTTACTCCCGTTATTTGGGACAGCCTTTCTTCCGTTATATGGCTTGTCTGTGTCTTGTAGTCCGATTTGCATTTAATCGTTGCTCAAACGTAAATGTCGGTCGGTTTGCCGTTGCCCGTCTGAAGCTGGCAAATTGATTTTGGAATCGTTGTATAATTCATCGTTAGCGACGTAATTAGTAAATAGTATTTCTTTTGTTTTTAATAATTTCCGAAAGCAGGCGGAGCCTAATGCGGCTTTGGCGGCTTTTCGGTTGTCGAATCATTTGTTTTGCGTTACATAGTACAGCATAGTCTGAAAATCGGGTTTGAGGCTCTTCAGAGCCGAGAGCCTAAATTAGGTGTTGGTTGGGTAGGTAGTGGTATAAGTGCCACTTTTGAGCACGAAGCAGGGGACAGATTTAGGCATCGCCCTTATCCCTCTTGCTGGCTTCTGTAAAGGTACAGAGGTTATTTTCAGCAAACAAATGAATCGGGGAATTCTTTATCGGGAGCCGAAATGAGGGCTTTTCAGCGAAATTCGCTAAATTTGGAAATAAAATAATTTGGATTATGAGTATTAGAACCGACGATTTAGGATTTGTCTTTTATGAAGCCGACGAACAAGAAGAAAAAGAGTTGGAATATGTATATGCGATTACCGATTCTTGGAATTATATGGGTGATGAAGTCATAGACACTTTCCCACGCATATTTTTCGCTTGCGAACTATCTTATTGATTAATAGAGTGTTACCCTTGAGAGATAGATGAATAGGTAACGATTTAGAAATGAGCGGAGAGCTTTGAGGCACACTGTTTTGAATAACCAAAGAACGCTCACTATTATCACTTGCAAAGGTACAGATTTGCGAGCGAAAGTGAGCGTTCTTACGTGATTTTCTTCTTAAAAAGTTTTGTCGCAACTGAAATACAACGATGAAAGAGAAGGAGGTCTTTCGGTTTTATAGCCGTTGCGAGCGATTACGATTGATAAGCTGTTTCCATTTCTGTTCGCACCAATCGGTAACGGGAAGTCCGTTGATAGTCAGTAGCGGTCGCTTCTTCTCATCCTTAGCGATGCGGATTTCACAACCCTTTTCCGTAAACTCTCTCTTGTATAGTCCCGAATAGGCTTTAGCCGTACCTCGCTGGGGAGCTTCCGTGCGATACATTTCTGCAATTCTGTCATCAGAGAAATTCATCTTTCGGAGCATCAGACGGATATTTAAGAGTTGGTAGAAACCATTGAAGAAGCGTTTTATCCAATTCCGCTCTTCCTCGTAAACCTGCATGGTCTCTTTCAGTTCGGCAATGGCTCTGTCTCTTCCCTTAACCGTGTCCTGCAAGAGAACAATCTCCTTTCGGATTTCATTCTTCTCCTTTTCCGAAAGATACCGCTGTCGTTCGGCTTCCTGTTCCAAGTCTGCGATGCGTTTTTCTGCCTTGTCGAGTTCAGAGTTGCCAAATATAGAATAAAACGTACCTTTCATTCGGAGTTTGCCTGCCTGCTTCTCCAACTCTTTTATCTTGGCAGTGAGTTCTGCTTCTTGCGCCTCTTTCTCTTTCGTGGATTTTAGGACTTCCTTGTAATACTCCATCGTGGTGCGGTGCTTGGCTTCCGAACCGTGTACGCCCCGTTCCAATCCGAACCGTTGCATTCGCTTGGCATAACTCGTCTGATAGTCTTCCAACTTTTTGGGCGTGAGCACATCATCTGCACAAAGTCGTACCTTATTCTTCTTTGTCTTGTACTTCCGCTTGCCGTTCTTGGCTTCCTCTTTGGCTTTCCGTCTTTCACCCGTGACAATCGGGACAACTGTGGCGTGAATATGAGGTGTGTCCTCATCTGCGTGCAGTGTGGCTGCGACCACATTGTCCGCCCCGAAAGTGGTGCGAAGCCAATCCATCGTTTCATTGCACCATTCGTACAGGCGTCCTTCTTGCTCTATGCGAGCCATATCTTCTGGTGAACTTGACAGGATAAAGCGTAAGGCTTTGACTTGGTTCTGTGCCACCTTTCGGTAGATACCTGCCGTGGCGATGCGATGCTCTATCGCTTCGGTACGGTTAGTTACATTTGCAGGGAATTGCACCAGCTCTCGATTGAGGTGTGTGCGGGAGGAATCGACGTTACTCGGCATGAATGTACGCGCTATGTGTGCGGTCATTGCCGAGTCGTTTCCTCTCGCCTTGTCTATATGTAAAACGGCGTAGCCCATTGCTTGAAGATTGATTTAGGGGTATCCAAAGGGGCACCGCCCCTTGGCTCAGGAGGGTATTTTTAGCGATAACGGAGTGCAGCGTAAAGAAAATACCCTAATGAGCTATGGCATTTCTTGAAATGTCCGCTCCGCCCTGCTCGTACTTCTTTCTTGTTGAGTTGCATTCTGTGAATGCCTGCACGCTTTGTTTCTAAGTTTGGCTCTGCAAACTTGCTGTTCTGAGGAACTGCCGTAGCTATCGAAACAAAGCCGTTTATTCGCATACATTTTATTTCCTGCATCTTTGAATACCTGATGATAGAATAATGTTGTTTGCTCTGTTTTGCCTTATCATCTAAGTCCTCGTTTACGAGGTGGTATCACCTGTTTTTGCCCTGTTCTTTGGGCAATGTGGTACTCATTGAGGTCTTTGTGTCGGGAATAGTGTCGGCTCATATCCTCTACCTTGATGCCTGTCGATTGGATAGCTTGAAGAGCCTGCCGTCCCGCAGGGTCGTTGTCGAAGAAAGCCCGAACGGAGTCGATGCCTTTCTCGTGGAGATAGGCAACGGCTCTATGGATATTACTCACGGAGTTCAGAACGATGAAAGGCGAAATGGCTTCTTTCCCTTTCATCGTGAGAAGGGAAAGGAAGTCCATAACCCCCTCGAAAATGCACAGAGGGGCGTTGTTCGCTTGTCCTGCAATCACGGAAATATCCTTCGGAGCGATTGTGCCTTTGAATGTCTTGTCGTCCCGAAGCTCATACCCTCCTGCACGATTGGGAAAGCCGATGGCGGAGTATTCTCTTCCTCCTACCTCATAGCGAACGTGATGGAGATAGGGGCTTGCCACGGCAAGGTCTATCTTGCGTACCTCTCGGAGATAGCTTTGCAGATGTAGGGGTAACGCTTCATTGATGGAAAGAATACGCCTTGTATTATTGGGTCGCTGTTCGTCCCTTCTCTGCCCTATGTGAGCTTCACGATGAAAGGAAGAAGGGGCGAGGGTTGTTGCTTTCCCTTCGGCAAGATGCGCTATTGCTTCGTAGGCACTGCATCCTCGCATCTTCATCACAAGGTCGATGATGCTTCCGCCTTGGCTCGTGCCGTAGTCGTGCCACAGGTTTTGCCGAAAATCCACTTTCAGGCTGGCATTCGGGTCTTCTCGGTAGGGTGCGTGATAAAGGGCATAGCCGTTGTAACGCTTGGCAGGCTTGATACCGCAGGCGTGCAGATAGTCTGCTATCGGTATCGCCTTGATGTATTGTAGATCGTAAAATCTTGATTTCATAAGTTGATTCGATGATTATTGAGTGAATAAAAAGAGTGGTTCAAACGGTGAAAGGAAAAAGCTCTTTTCTTACGGAGGACGGACTTTCTTGCACTCAAAGCAAAAAGTCTTTCTCTGCTTTTTCTCTTTCACTGTATATCTCCTTTCACAGTGAAAGAAGAAAGTATCTATGGCGTTTCTTATTCGCTTGGTTCTTTTCATTGTTCGTACTTCTTCTGTTTGCTTGGTTTTGAACTTTCATCCGAAACGGGATGCTGAAACCAAGTTACAGAGGCGAACACAGAGTCCCAAGGTTAGTGTGTCTGTTGCTTCGAGGTACAGAGAAATGCTCCGAGAATGGACGACACAAGCAGGAGAAATTGGGACGAAAAGGCTCAAAAGGAGCGAACAGAAAGGAGAACGACTCGGAAAGCGACTTCATCGGATTGCCAAAGCCTGCATCCTTTTTCCTCGGATGAAAAATGAGTGTCTGTTTTCATTGGCGATAGAGCCACTTCATACCATATCGAAGCCACAAGTACGCACTTAGAGAAAAGGGAATGGAACAGGTGGTTTGTGCTTGTATATTTGCCTCAGACTTCCTGCTGTTTCCCTCTATTTCATCGAGGTTAGGAACAAGAATTTCGCCTGCGTACATTTGCATCAAAAAGAGAAAAAACAACAATTTAAAACGATTTTGATATGAGATTTACCGCCATCGATACCTCTGCTTGGGAGGAATTGAAAAAGAGCATCGAAGAGTTGGCTCTTTGTATGAGAGAAGAGTTTGGCACGAAACCCGAAGTTCCCGACCTGTTGCACAACGGGGACGTGTGCCGAATACTGAACATCAGCAAGCGAACGCTCCAACACTATCGGGACACGTCCGTGCTACCCTTTATCCAAATCGGACATAAGTGCTATTACAAACGTGAGGATGTGGAAGCACGCCTTGCCAAGTCCAACCGCAAAATACAATGACTATGGAACACGAAATCGTAAACAAAGAAACACCCGAGATGAAGCAACTCATCTCAGGCATTAGAGAAATAAGAAAACGCCTTCGGGAGATTGCCCAAACGCACCGTCCTCTCTTCGGGGGAGAAATCTACCTTACGGGGCGAGGGGTCTGCGAACAGCTTTTCGTCAGCCCTCGCACCTTGCAGGACTATCGGGACAAGGGCATTATTCCCTACACCCAAATCGCAGGGAAAATACTCTATCGACTATCCGACATCAATAGTCTACTGCAAGAGAACTATCGGAGATAAAGCATTTGGAAGAAGCGTTTTCCTGCCGTTTGGCAACCACACAGAAAGAACCTGCCGAATGGTCATCCAAAAGATACTGAGCAATCTCACCATCGCTCGGTATCTTTTTGCTGATTACTCGGTATCTTTTCGCAATAAATCAAGTACATTTGCGTTATTCACATCATAAGTCTTTTCCTCATGGATTCTGACAATGTAATATAAAGATGGAAAAATGAATACCTCGAAAAAGGATATAAGTGATTTTTTTACCTCAAACGGCTTCAACTTAATAGAAACGGAAGATTTGAGTTTAGATGAGAAGCAGAGCCTGATTAACTTGTGGAATAGAGAATATCCTCAAGGGCTATCTCATTCCTCTCTAAATAGCTTTAATCACTACTTAGATGGATTAAGCAATGCCAAACACTTCCTATTGAAGGAGCTATCTGATGGACAAATAAAAGGTTGGGCTTTCAAATTTTATAGAGATAATGCTCAATGGTTTGCCATTATCTTATCTGCCACCATTCATTCAAAGGGTTTAGGTAGAATGATGATTGAGTTGCTAAAATTACAAGAGTCTGAATTAAATGGATGGGTTATAGACCATGATTTGTACAAAAAAATAGATGGAGATACCTATTTTTCACCTTTGTCATTTTATGAAAAATGTGGATTTAAAGTATTGCTCAACCAGAGAATAAAATCGGATGTTTTATCTGCTGTAAGAATTAAATGGATAGCAAAACATTCGGCATCAAGCAATGTTTTCTCATAGATTTACAGCGATTGAACATATATTAAAAGCTTCAGAAATAATGGAAATAAGCAATATCCTCACTCGGATACAGCAAATTGAACATGGATTTCAGCATATCTTTCATGGAGCAAATGAAATCCTTTCTGCTTATTCAGAAAAACAATGTTTTGAATTTGCTCTTGACGCATTCGAGCAAGAAGCCTATCAAGTCCGCATGTTGGCAACAACAATATTGGGACGATTAGCGATAACGAATAATGATGCGCTTTGTCTTCTGAAAGCACGAGTAAGCACCGATAAAAATTGGCGTGTGCAGGAAATGCTTGCAAAGGCTTTTGATGAGGTTTGCAAACACAGAAGATATGAAGCGTCCTTGCCACTTATCGAAGAGTGGATAAATGACAATAATCCGAATGTTATCCGTGCTGTAACGGAGGGATTGAGGATTTGGACAAGTCGCCCATACTTCAAGGAAAATCCATCGGTGGCTATTGCTCTAATTGCTAAGCACAAGGCACACGAAAGCGAATATCTTCGGAAATCCGTAGGAAACGCTTTAAGGGATATAAGTAAAAAACACACAGACTTGATAAGACAGGAAGTGGAGCGATGGGATTTATCCAATCCTCAAGTTCTGTTCACTTACAAACTTGCAACGAAAATATTGAACCCTGCTAAATAATCACATTATTTGTATATGGAATATTGGTTAACTTCACCTGGAGACCACTTAGATTTTGGTTTTGGAATTACCGCAGAAACTTATTATAACTCGGCTAAATATATGGATGAAGGAAGACATAAAATTCAAGCCTTCCAACTTATAGAAATGCCTATTAATTTCTTATATAGACACTCTATCGAATTAGCATTAAAATCATTGATAATTATTTTTCATAAGAAATTATCTATCCCATACGAGAATGATTCTTGTGAGAGTACAAAGCCTAAAATCCTAAGTCAAGGAAAATGGCGACCTCTCTATAGTTGTCATTGGATTGATGAATTATATCGGTATTGGAAAGACGATTTGCTACTAAAGAATATAACAAGACTTGAATCCCTTGCTAATAAAGGAGATTGGAAAGAATACGAGGATATAACAAAGGCTATTCCTATTATTGCAAAATACGACAAACAAAGTTCGTTCTTTAGATATCCTGTAACGGAAAATCCGAACTTGGATTTGGAGAAATTCACAATGAAAGAAGTGGATATTGAAACATTACGCAAGATATTTGAACAGCAAGAATCCATGAAAGAAAAAGAGAGTGGAGGAAATGTTATTTTGGCTATAAAAAATGATAATAATGAAATTGTAAAGGCATACAGACAACAAAAGGAATTATTGACAGAATTATCTAATTCTCTAAAGAAAGTTGCTCATTATTTTTATTGCATCCATATAATGACAAGAATTGAATTATGTAAAGGAAAGTAGTATTCACCTTTTATTACAATAAGAAATGTAATATCAGCACATAGGTGTGTGCTGACTAATCGATTCAACGCACAAATAAGAAAAAAGAGTTTGCTCCATTAGCGTAGAGCAAACTCTTTTCTATTTAAGCCTACATCTTTCTTTATCGTATCAACATGTCCATATCCCTTGCAATCTTTTGGTCGGTGATCTGGGCGTAGATTTGCGTGCTGGCAATGGACGAATGTCCCATCATCTTGGCGATGCTCTCTATCGGAATGCCTGCCTCCAAGGTCAGCGTACCGAAACTATGTCGTCCAACGTGGTAGCCCAGCGGAGTACGAATTCCACACGCCAAGCCCACGGCTTTGAGATGGGTAAGTAGTTTACCCTTGCTCATCGTATCGGGGAATATCTTGTAATCTTCCTTGCTATTCTCCTTCGTGTAAAGCGAAAGTATCAGCTCCGCTATCGGATGCAGGGGTATCAAACTCTCCACTTCCGTTTTCTGTCTTGCTTTGCGGATATACCGCTTCCCCTCGTTGTTCGTTTCGATTTGCGAAGCTCGAAGGCTCTGCAAGTCGGCAAATGACAAACCAGTAAAGACAGAGAAAAGAAACATTCTTCGGCTCAGTTCCGCCCCTTCCTCCTGCAACGGGAATGCCAAGAGTTTTGCCACATCGCCCTTGCTCAGGAAACGAGGCTTGCGCTCCACGGCTTCGTACTTCACCTCTTCAAACGGATTGAAGCGTATAGTTCCCTGACTGACGGCTCGGTACATCAACCGACTCAACCAACACAAATGCCTGTTTATGGTTGCAAGGGCATAGCCCTCCTTCTTCAAATAGAAACGATAATCATCAAAGAAGTCTATCGCAAGAGCCGTTAGGGAGATATCCTCCTCGCCACGACTTCGCACAAAGGCGTTAAGTTGCCTGTCGGAACACCGATTGTTACTATACGTTCCCTCGCTCTTGCTTTCTCGTTGGGCTTTGAGTTCTTCCCCACTAAGGGCAAGAAGTGTCGTTGGAGTTCTCCCGATGCCTTGCAGGTAGTTCTTCAGAAGCTCGGCACTCACTGCTCCATATTTGTAGAGCAAGGTATTGTACCCCTGTTCGATTTCTTCCCGAAAGGTTTGCAGGCGTTGGTTGGTCTTCTTGTCCGTTGTCTCCCCTCGCTTCACACTCCAATAGTGAGGAACGACACTTTCCCCAGTGGTTATCACTACGTTCGCTCCGTCTATGGTGATACGGCAAAGGATTGCCGTTGTGCCGTCCGCCTTGGTCTTACTCTTATTGATATAGAATAGGATTTTGAATGTACTGCGCATAACTCCTACAAGGTTAAGGTTAAGTCTTCAGTGAAAGAGAGAAATCGATCAAACTCATCGAAGAGCTTTTTCGGGGTAACATGGGCGTATCGCTCAGTCGTTTGTATGTTGCTGTGCCCCAGCATTCGGCTCACCGTTTCAATGGGAACGCCACGTTCCAAAGTAATCAAGGTCGCAAAAGTATGGCGACCAACGTGTGCCGAAAGAGGAATAGATATACCTGCTCGAAGTTGCAGAGCTTTGAGTTGGACGAGATAAGCCGAATAAGCAATGGGTGCAAAGAGCGTAGTTCGTTCGTCAGATTGATAACGCTCTATCAAATGAACGGCTTCAGGCAAGAGCTTCACACGGCAAAGTGTATCGGTCTTTTGTCTGCGGAACTTCAGCCACCACGCCCCCTTATCATCCGTAAAGAGGTGTTCTCGATTAAGTACTACCATATCACAATAGGCAACACCCGTAAAGCAAGAAAAGAGAAAGAGATTGCGTGCGGTTTCCAACTCCACTTCATACGGCTCAAAGGTCAAGGCTTGCAACTTATCCAATGAAGCTCTGTCCAATGCACGAGGTTGTTTATTCTCTCCTCGTTCAATCTGTATGTGAGCAAACAGTTGTCGCTCTGTCAAGCCCTCATGATACGCCAAGCGACAGGCTTTCTTAACCGCCAAAGCCATCTTACGATAATAACCTTGCGAATGTCTCAACTTTCCGACAGAGTAATGTTGCAAGTACTCCAAGAAATCTTCTTCCATTTGTCCGAAAGAAATATCTGTCGTGTGGTACTTCTCCCCTATAAAAGCTTGCAGATGCTTGCGAATAGTATAGTAACTATTCAAAGACGCTGCCTTTATTTCGATGCCTACCTTTTGTGCCATATCTTCAACCATTCGGTTGTATCGTTCCAAAAAGGTGATTTGAGTTTGCATACTTCCTTGGAACTGCTCTTTGATATCAGTTGCCGTAAAGACTTTTCCTCGCTCGCAAAGGAGTCGATAAGCTGACTGTACCGAGAGAAGCAAGCGTTCCAACTTGCCATTCGTTGCCACTGCTTCACGGCTCTTGCCATTCAATCTGCTCTCACGAGCGTTCCACAACTTGGGATCGCACGAGAGCTTACAACTAAATTGGGCTATAGTTCGCTCGTAGGTTATCCGCCCCATGATTGGAGCTTGCCCCGACTTGTCCAATCCGCTCTTTTTCAGGTAGAGCAAAACCTTCATTTTGTCTTTTTCCATACGCTTCTTTTTATGGGCAAAGTTACCCGATTTTGAAGCGTTTTCAGCTACGCAAAACATTGTGGTACAGAGCATAAGAACCGTAATCGCAGAAAAATGAGTTACCGAATACTCTTCTGTCGATTACCTTCTCCTACCTCTTCGTTACCATTCGAGGAATGGACTAACGGTTTGGTAACGGAACTTCTGCATAAATCCACATCTTCTGCTCTTTATCTCAATACGCAAACCATAGAGATATAGCGCAAATCCCTCTCATTTCCATCTACTTACCTCTCATCCTCTCTATAATGCCCTTTCCTCGAATAGTTCCAGACGGATTTTGGGATAGGGTCTGTCAGGAGAAGATAAAAGCCCCGTTTACAAAAGAAATGTTTTTGCAGGAAACGGATATTATAGCGACAATTAAAGGCTTCGGATTGGACGTAAATAAATTTTGGTGGGCTGTGCTGTTTGTTTACGATTGGTCGATTGAAAAGTTTACCAAATGTTTTTGGGTTAAACTCCCGCCAAAATCATTAACCAAAATATTGGACTATATCGGAGATTCAAAAGATTTTGAGATTACATTCCGCGTAAAGGGTAAAAAGAGCCGCGAAGCAGACCCAAATGTAAAAGCAGCAGTTATGTATGGATTAAGGCAAAAACTCAAAGAGTGGAAAGACAAGGAGTTTTACCGCATAATAGATCATTCTACCTACACAACGACATTCACAAATTCATCCTATTATATGTGCTTTGCGGCGGATAAGTTCAAACATCTGTTCGATGCTTTGAAATTGCCGAATCGAGGTGCGGCGAATGAACACAGATGCGATAAAGAGGTATCTTATAATAAAATGTTGCTTATTTCCCGTCTGTTCTATTTTATGCGGCTGACACGAAATGTAAACTTTAAGGATAGCGATGAATCGCTGAAAGGAGTGCTGAAAACCTATGCAAACAAGCTGCCGCATACTGAATCCGCTATCTATGGATTTTAGGGAGTAGGAAATGGGCTGTTTTTTACTCCCTGCAAAGGGTCGCTGACAATAGTATTTTTGCAGTGTCGAATGGGATAAACCCGACGACCTGCAAACGCTTGGGCAAGGGATGCAGCATAATTTAGGGATAGTCATTTAATTCCTTCAATTTGAGTTAACCAGCAGACTTTCCCTTATTTTTCCGATCATACTCATCGTTTTTTATA